ACTTATTGCGCATGAACCTCAAGAAGTTTGATCCTGTAAAAATAGAGGATCCAAAGACTACCCCAATTCAAAAAAACCCGTACGGGTTCCCTGACGTAGAAAACGAATCAGTTACAATTATCAAGTGTGAGTTTAAATACCCTGCCACAGAACCCATGATTCAGCAAATGGTTCAACTTATGGGTAAAAATGTTAATCAAGTTCGATTAATCACAACAGAATACAATGATAGCATCAATCATGAAATAGAACAGTATGCAAATGAACAAAGTCACAGTCCAGTTCTACTACACTCAGAATTAGAAGATGATGGAAAAGAAGCTAGTAAAGATTATGCTAATCAATATCTAGACAAAGTAGTACCAAAGAAGCCAACATTTGATTACCAATACGCAGCAAAAAGAACTCCTGATAGCCCTAATAAGACCAAAGAGGGCATTCAAACTAAAAGTCCAATGACAAATGTTACTAGACAACCTAAACCTAAGACAGGAGCTAGTTTTAACAAATGATAGATTTTACAACAAGCCAATTAACATGGATAGTAGTAGGTGCTTGTAGCCTAGGTGGCGGCGGCTATTTGACTATGACCTCTACAGTAGGTGATCTAGATAAGAAGATTGAAGTATCAAACGCTAGAGCAGAGGCAATGAATGAAAAGCTAGGTTCACTTAAACAACAACTTGATCGCATTGAAGAAAAAATTGATTCGGGTAAAAAATGAAATCAAAAGATATTATTAAAGAAGCAAGCGTAATGGATGTTGAGCCGTCTAGAGATTGGCGTACAGATCCTGCGGCACGTAGAGCTAAAGAAAGAGAGCAAGCATTAGGAGCAGATGAGATTTCACAAATATTAACTCCTGGTGTTAGTTCTGCACAAGATATTGGTGATGTAGCTCAAGGTGATTATGGTGCATTGCCTTTAGTAGCTTTAGGCATGTTACCAGGTGGCGGCGCAGCAAAAAAACTTTATAAAAAACTTTTTGGTAAAAGTGATCGTGAAGTATCAAAGGCAGCAGCAAAGGCAGAAAGAGATAGATTATCTAACTTATCGCCAGCACAAAGACAAGCAGATAAAGAAACACGCAGTGGAAAATTCGAACCTTCTTCTAAATCGAAAAAAGGAGAAGAACCTGTAAAACGTGATGAACCTGATTTATGGAAAGATCAAAAGAACTATAAAGACTTAGATCGTCCTACCGTACAAAGAAAAGTTGATAAAGATAAAGCTGATAGAGACACAGCGACTAAAGATAAAAGTTCTGAGCCAAGATACAAGAAAGATATAAAAACAGGTGAAAATATTCCGTTAAACGTTCAGGCACAATTACAACAAAAATTACAAGGTAAGGGTTTTAAAGAACCAGAATCTGGTAGTATAAGTGGATTCAAAGCAAGACCTGATAGAAGCACTGCAAAGAAAGACACCAAAGCAGAACCTAAAACTGAACCTAAAACAGAACCTAAGGCAGAACCTAAGGCAGAACCAGCAAAAGTAGAGCCTAAAACAGATCAAAAAATGGTATTTGATCCTTGGTCTAAAAAAATGATTCCTGCAAGTGATTGGGCTAAGGCAATACCTAGAAATGTAGATCCCACATTGGTTCAAAATATTATTAAAGGAATTAAAGGCCTTCCAGGAAGAGCAACAGATATCATTACGTCACCTGTCGCTGCAGCCAAATATCTTTGGCCAAAAAACAAAACTGAATTTACTATTAGTGCAGCAGCACATGCTGCTTTAGTAGCGTACTTATGGAATATATACAAGCAACAATCTGGAGCTGAAAAAGCACAAAATGCAGGAACTGGAAACCAACCATTGTCAGTAACTTTAATACAAGATCCTGGATCTGAAAAAGCTGCTAACGCTGCATCCACATCACCATCAGATGCACCTGTAGCATCTAAAACAACAACAGATAAATCTGCAGAACCTGCTACTACAACACAACCTGCTGCCGCCAAAGAACCATCAAAAGATTCAGGAGAAGAAAAATCATTACCACCTGTTGTAGTAACTGCAAAAAAAGATGCACCACAGCCTGAAAAAAATCAACCTGTAAAGGCAGTAGATCCTACTAAAAAAGCTGAAGAACCTAAAGCAGATACAGTTATCGCAACAGATAAGCCAACCAGTTGGGAAGTTGAGTTAAAGAAAGATCAAGAAAGAGCAGAAGCAGATCAAGTTAATGACAAACAAAGTGCTAAAACTACACAAGCAGTAACACAGCCAGAAGAAGATGAAAAAGACATTATTGAAAAGCTTAAGAAACTATTAGGTTTAGAAAAAAATGCACAACAAGCTAACGTTCAACCTGAAAAGGAACCTGCTGAAACTGAAAAGGAACGTCTAGAAAGATTGAGTAAGCTACTTGATTTAGATAAAAATGCACAACAGGCTAATGCTCAACCTGATCAAAAACCAACTGTAGCAAACGAACCTAGAAGTGAACTTAAACCCGAACCAGTGAAAATACCACAAGACGGACCTGGTAAAGGGGACGCAGAAAAAGGAGATGATAGTAAGAGGGGCGATCAAACAATAGCTTATCCAAAATATCCTGCAGATAATAGAAACGATAAACCTCAAGATACAGAAAAAACTGGACAGGATACTATTACAAGAAAAACTGATAGTATTGTAGATATAGGTCCAGCTGCAACAGGCAGAGATCCTACAACTAATTATGCACCTCCTCCTCCTGCAACATCTGCAAATACAGACAATGATAGATCAAGTATTTTGCGTGATTTAAGACGTAGAGAAAGAGAACAAAAAAGGCAAGAGGTTCCAGATCAAATTAGAATGGAACCAGTAAGAGAAGATATAAACCATATCTTAAATTTAGCAAATATTACCAAGAAAGAAATTGTGGAGTCAACTATGAACCTAGACATGAGACAAATGATTGCTTTATTAGATGAAGCAACTAAAATGGCCGATATCAAAGGCAAAAAGCATACCGGTAAGTATGGTAAAGAATACGATACAGATGAAGAAGGTGATGCAAAAGATAAAAAAGCTGAGCCTGCTGAAAAGAAAGGACGTGGTCGCCCTAAGAAAGACAGCAACGTTGAAGCTGGTAAATATAAAGGTGCAGACGATGCTGCTAGTCATGTCATTGGTGGAAAAGCTCCTAAAGGTAAATCAAATCTACCTAGCAAAAAGCATACACTAAAAGACTGGGTAGAGTACGCTGAACAGTCCTTAAACGAGTCAGAACAAATTGATGAAAAAGCAGTTAGTAAAGCCCAACAAAAATTTATGGGTATGGTACATGCTGCACAAAAAGGCAAAAAGCCAGCAAGCAAAGAAGTAGCTAAAGTTGCAAAAACTATGGGGAAGAAAGATGCAAAAGATTTTGCAGCAACAAAGCATAAAGGTTTACCTGAAAAAGTTAAAGAAGGTGAAAAATTCACTAGTAACGGTAAAACAATTAGTAAAGATCAATATGATGCACTAAGGATAGCGGCTGGTAAGAATCCTAGTCCAGCCAATGTTAAAGAAGCACTAAAAGGTGGGCAAAAGAACCTTGACGTTGCAGAGCCTAAAGGTAAATTAGATGCAAAGGATTTCGCTAAATTGAGAGCAAAGAAAAAGATTAAAGAAGGTGTTAATTTCGCAGAAATGATGAAAGAAACACAGATGGGCATTGAAGAAATGCTGGAAGAATTACAACAGGAAATAGCTGAGTTTAAAGCAACCGGCAATATGGGCGATAAGTTACGTGACGCATTTGATATCCATCGTCATAGTAAAAACAAATTAATGGGCGAAGCTCCTGTGATGCCACAGACAGTAGTAGAAGAACCATTAGAAGAAAATCCATTTACTTACGCAGCAAGACAGGCTAAAGCATCAGGTGATGATAGCTTTAAGTTGGGTGGCGAAACATTCCCTGTTAAGGAATCACAAGAAGAAGTTGACGAAAGTGGGCTTCAGGCTTACTTAGGAAACAAGAAGTATGGTAAAGAAGGAATGGATGCACTACGTAAGGCAGGTCGTGAGGGCGCAAGCAAAGAGAAAATGGCAAAGATCCGTGCTAAACATGATAAGATGGATGAAGACGGACCCGGTGCATCAAGATTGTACGGTGACAATGAAAAATCAGATTTTGATGTTGTGGACACAATGAAAAAATTTGCCAACAAAGGAATAGATGCATATAATGATTACGAGCAGAGTAAAAAAGATCGCTGGGATTCAATAAAATGGCCGGATGGTTCAGGTGGCAAGCCTGGTAGCAGTGGTCCTGCAATGAAAATACCTAGATTTGATACAAAAGATGATAATTACCCAGATGAATTCAATCGTGGTATAAAACCTGAAAAAGAATTGCCCCCTGTAATAGTAAGAGCGAAAAAAGAACCAGAATCTGACATCTTTGATCGTGAAAAACCATATAGAGATCCTAGAACAGGCAAAATGGTAACACCACCAAAAGGTTTAAGCATCAGTGAACCATATGGTAAAAAAGGATATCCAGATGCAGTTGATATCAACGCTCCGCAAAGAGGAAAAGAACGCAAATCTATGAAAGAAAACTTTGATTTTTCATTATGGGATAATCAACTTGAAAAAATGATTAACGAAAGTTTAACGATTACAACAACTCAAGGTGACGATGAAAAAGATAATAGTGTAAGTATTACAGCAAGTGGCGAAAAAGCTGCAGAAATAATGGCATTATTACGAAATGCTGGTATGGAATCAATGGGTGGTCAAATGCAAGACGAACCTGTAGTAGTAGAACCTGAGCAACTATTATCAGCTTACGGTGTTCCAATGTCAAGTGATAGTTCAGAATCAGGACACGATGATATTGTGTCATTAATGCAGAAATTAACTGGATTAGGTTCAGACGAAGGTGATTCAGAAGAAATGGAATTCGATGCTGTTGAACCAGAACATGAAGAACATGATTCCGAGGATTACGAAGAAGAGGATAATGAAGATGAAGGCGAGGAAGAAGACCAGGCTGAAGAAGATTCTGATGAAGAAGATAATTCAGACGAGGAAGAAGTAGATGAGTCTTATGGTCAAACTGATGAAGGCAACAAATTCACCGGTAATCTAGCAAAGGCTAGAGCAGCAGGTAAAGACGAAGCTGATTTAGATGGTGACGGCGACATGGAAAAAGTTCGTGAGGGCGAAGGTGAGACTTGCAATGAGTGCGGTATGTACGAGTCAAAATGCAGTTGTGATCATGAAGAAACGAATGAAGGCGTAAAAGCAATGGGTATGATAACTCCAAAGGATGACGGTGATGAATATCAACCTGCTCCTGGCTACAGAGTTCGAAGCACCTTTAGTAAAGGGCAGGATAAGCCTGAAATGAGTTTTGTTAAAGACAAAGAGGGATTAAATCCTTCTAAGATTCCAGATCAAAGCGAATTACCATTACAAAACGAACCATTTCATGGACCACGCAGTCTATCTACTCAACCTGAAAAAACAGGATTTGAAAGTTTAGAAAGCGCACGTCCGATTGAAGAAGAATTGGCTAACGGAGCTGATGATACTACGATGCAAGATATTAAGTATCTAATCAAAACGCTTGCAGGTGGGTTAAATAGCGAAAAACGTGATCAGACTACTTTACCGCATACAGCAGTAAAAATGACTGAAAGTAAGGAAATGCTAAATGAATGGAAGAAATTAAGTGGTATAAAATAATAAAACCACATTTCACGATAGCCCGGTCAACGGGCTATTTTTTTGGGCTTATCCTTTATAAAATTACGATAAATACTACATAAAGGTAGAAATTAAAAATGGCTCAAGAAATTATCGACTTCGGTTCATATCCAAATGACCCTGATTCCGACGCTATAAGAGTAGCGTTTCAAAAAACTCAAAACAATTTTAATGAATTATTTTCAATTCAATACCAAACTGGTGTTTCTCAAGTCCTTGAGGGGGCAGGAATAACAGTAAATCAAAATACTGGAAATGTTACTGTAACAAATAGAATTGCTAATATAACTATTCAAACCGACACTAATTTTTTGATAGGTGTAACGACAGCTAGTTCAAATACTGCTACGATAAACTCAGGAACTACACCATTTGTATTAAATTTAGCTAATTCAATAAGTACAGGAAATATAACAGCCACTGGAACACTGACTGGAACATTTTCGAACACATCAAACAGTCAACCAAATATCACAAGCATTGGTAATTTAGGTAATTTATCAGTTGTAGGAACAATAAGATCAAATAGTTTTGTAAGTAATAATGTCAATGCTTTAAATTTTACAGCAACTTATATGACATCTCCTGGCAGTAATACTCAATTATTATTAAATGATTCAGGCAATGTTGGAACATCTTCAAACTTAACTTTTAACGGTAATACCTTGTTAGTTACAGGTGCTATATCTGCAACTGGTAATATAATAGGTTTAAATTTTATTAACACAGGAACTGTAAGCGCAATTGGTAACATAACAACAAATGCTAATATAACATCAAACTCAAATATAAGTGCTACCGGAAACATTATTGCTAATAACTTTATTGGTAGGCTTGCAAATGGAACTTCAAATGTAAGTATTCCAACTGCCAATGGTAATATCAGACTTGGAGTGTCAGGAGTAGCGGATGTTATAGTAGTTACTAGTGCAGGAGCAGTTATTAATAATAGTTTAAATGTCTCTAGTACAATTAATACAGTAGATTTAATTGCGTCTGGTTTAGTAGATGCAGCAGGTGACATTGAAGCGGGGGGAGATTTAACCGTTTATGGAAACGCAAACATAGTAACAAATGCTAACATAGGTAATGTTTTTACATCAAGGGTAGTAGCTACTGGAAATATTTCTGGTGGTAATATAACAATAAGCAGTGCCCTAAGTGCTACAGGAAATGCAAATGTTGGTAATTTAGGCACAGGTGGACTAATTACTGCAACTGGTAATGCAACTGCAGGCAATATTATTACTAGTGGACTAATTACTGCAACTGGTAATGCAACTGCAGGCAATATTATTACTAGTGGACTAATTACTGCAACTGGTAATGTTCAGGCAGGAAATATTAGAACTGTCGGATCAGTTAGTGCTACAGGTAATCTAACTGCCAATACAGCTAATTTAGGAAATTCAGTAACAGCAAACTTTTTTATTGGTAATGGTAATTCACTGTTTAGTTTGCAAGGAGCAAACATTATAGGTAATGTACCAGTATCAAATCTAGCATATTTTTCCAATATAACTGCAACTAGTAATGCTAATGTAATTAATTATATTCCATTTGTTAATACCACAAGTGGTAACGCTAATTTAGTTGCAGACAGCATTCTTACATATAACTCAAACTCAAAAGTTTTAAGTTCTCAGGCACTTAGTATAACCGGAAACATCGTTGCAGGAAATTTAAATGTACAAAATGGAACACTAACAGGTAGAGCATTAAGTACAGGAGCTAACACAACTCAAGGTAATATAACAGGCAATTGGGTATTAACAGCAGGTTCACTGCTCAGTGCAACTTATGCTGACTTGGCTGAATATTATGCAGGAGATCAAAACATCGACTCCGGCACGGTTGTTGAATTTGGTGGAATAAATGAGATTATAATTTGTAACACAGAGCTAAGCGATAAAATTGCAGGTGTTGTATCAACTAATCCCGCCTATGTTATGAATAGTATGATAGAGGCTGAATTTCCAATCGCTGTTGCATTACAGGGAAGAGTACCAGTTAAGGTAACTGGTGTTATTCGCAAAGGAGACATGTTAGTAAGCGCAGGTAATGGGTTAGCTAAATCACACAAGTTCCCAACAATTGGGTCAGTTATAGGTAAAGCACTTCAAGATTTTTCAGGAAGTTATGGAGTTATAGAAGTTGCAGTTGGAAGATTATAAGGAATAAAAAATGATTACATTGGAAGTTTTAAAATTAATATGCCCTAAAACAAAAGAGGCTGTCTTAAAAAAATATGCACTCTCATTACATGAAACAGCAGAATATTATGACATGTACGTAAACAAAAAACGTGCAGCAGCATTTTTAGCACAAACCGCACACGAATCAGGTGGTTTTAATTTTGTAAAAGAAAATTTGAACTATAGTGCCAAAGGATTAATGGGCACATTCAAAAAATATTTTCCTAACGAAGCACTAGCAAAACAATATGAACGTCAACCAGAAAAGATTGCTAATCGTGTTTATGCAAATCGTATGAGCAATGGTGATGAAGCAAGCGGTGATGGATATAAGTTTTGTGGAAGAGGATTAATTCAATTAACGGGCAGGGCAAACTATACTAAATTTTCACAAGATTTGGGTATAAGCCTAGATGAAACTGTTGCTTATTTAGAGACTCCGGAAGGTGCTGTAAGTAGTGCAGGTTGGTTCTGGGATCAAAATAACCTTAATAGTTATTGTGATAAAGATGATTTCATTGGGCTTACTAAAAGAATTAATGGTGGCACAATTGGATTAGAAGATCGTAAACATCATTATGAAATAGCTTTAAAAGCTTTAGGATAATATGGCACAACCTATTTGGGAAACTCCAGCAGGAAACCTAGGAAGTTTTTCTTCTACTTTACCTTTTAGTATTGAAATACGAGCTACTCCTGTGTATCCTGCCTTACTTCTAAATTATTCAATTTTAAATGGTAAGTTACCTGATAACTTTGAGATTACAACATTTAATAATACATGTATTGTAGCAGGATTGCCTACTGGACTTAACACAAATGTAACTTATAATTTTACATTACGTGTATTTGATGAGATAGGAAATTTTGCAGATAGAACCTTTTCTATTGAGTTACTTACCGCAGGATTTCCTAAATTTGTAATTTCTTCTGGAAATCTTTTAACAATTTTTGATAGTACTTTTATAGATTATAAAATTGATTATACTACGCCTATCGAAAAGGATGAGGTTAAATTCTTTATCGCTTCAGGTAACTTACCTGAAGGACTATTTTTAGATGAAACCACTGGTATAATTTCAGGTTACGCAGTACCTCCAACTAGCGTCAATGGCACCCCGTCAACTAGAGTAAGTAATTTTACAATTACACTTATAAGTTTATTAGGAAGCATTAATGCGGATTACACTATTACCGTAAAAAATCTTCAACTTGTAAATCCAACCATAAGTCCTAGAAGACCGGTTATATTAAATTATTTCCCCAGACGTATTCCAATAGAAGATACAGATCCCTTTTATGAATATTATCTTATTGGGTCTACCAGCATACCAGTTTTAAAAAGTGGAGACTTTTTTTCCTTTAAAATAATTGGATATGATTTTGATGGTGGAACCTTAAATTACTATTTTGCAGATTTACCCCCTGGTCTTAATGGAGATCCTAACAGTGGTTGGATTACAGGTACAGTTAATATAGCGAAAGGATTAAGCCAATATATATTTAAAGTTTTTGTTGGAAAACCTAATGGTTTAATAAGTGATACTTACGAATTTTATTTAACAGTATCGAATGAAGTATTGAACGATATAGTTTGGCAAACAAATTCAGATTTAGGTACAGTAAACAATAATTCTATAAGCAATTTAAAAATTTCAGCGACTTCTGATCAAGAGTTAACATATAGATTAGTTTCAGGGAGTTTGCCATCACAATTAACACTCGATACATACGGAGAGTTAATAGGACAAATTGCATACCAACCAACTAAAAAACTTCTAAAACAATTTACTACAACAAATTTCAGCTTTACAGTAGAGGCAATTTCATTACAATATCCTTTGGTAAAAAGTACAAAAACTTTTGATTTAAAAGTTTACCAGGCAAATGAAAAAGTAACAGAAACGGTGTATCTGAAGGCTTCACCTCCGTTAACTCAAAGAAGTATATTAAACGATTTACTTGATGATACAACTTTAATTCCAACTGAATTTTTATATAGACCTAATGATTATAATTTTGGCAAAGCCAAAGATGTATCATTCGTTCATGCCTATGGTATTGATGCTAGTAGCGTTGAAAGTTATATTGAAGCTATGCAAAAAAATCATTATTGGAGAAGTCTCATATTGGGAGAATTAAAAACCGCTATAGCAAGAGATAAAGATAACAATATAATTTATGAAGTTGTGTACAGTCAAATTATTGACGATTTGATAAATGAAAAAGGTAAAAGTGTTTCATCTACTATAAAATGGCCAACTACTGTAAGTTTAGAGCTTGGTCCATATTTAACTAGTGAAGATTTTTTATATACTAGTTTTGCAGATGTACAAGACAATTTATTTTATACAAGCTTAACACCGGGATCAACAAATACTTTTTACCCGGCTAGTTTAGATAATATGGCTAAACAGCTAGTAAATAACTTAGGTAATGATCCTAGTAGTGGTCTTTTACCAAAATGGATGACAACACAGCAATTAAATGGGAACGTATTAGGATACGTAAGAGCATGGGTAATTTGTTATACCTTGCCAGGTAAATCAACAATCATAAAAAACAATATTAACAATAATTGGCCATATAAGCTTAATACAATTGATTTTACCGTAGATAGGTACTATATTGATAAGAGTAACACGTATAATTGGAATGATAATTTAGACATTCCGAGTTGGAGTGAATTGCCAAGTGCTACCCCAAAACCTAATCCAATTAATTCACGTGATGTGGTAATATCGTTTCCTCAAAAAACAATTACCCCATAAATTTATAATAAATATATTACGGAAGAATACGCATGAGTTCAATTAACACTAACAATATAAATGTAAATTACCCGATTCCAGGAGTTAACAATAGCACTCAAGGATTTAGGGACAATTTTACATCCATTAAAACTAATTTAAACACAGCAGGCACAGAAATTACAGACTTGCAGAATAAAGCTGTTTTAAAGGCCGCTTTAGATGGACAAACAATTAACAATGATATGGCTAACACTCTGATAAGTAATGCCCTAACTAGGTCATTTAGAGCAAGCACATATAATTTAGGAAATAATATACAAGGAAATTTGACAGTAAATGTAAGTCAGGGAGATGTACAGTACGGAACGATTACAGCAGACACTACTTTAACGTTTGCAGGTTGGAGTCCTTCTGATACACAAAGCAACGTAGAGCTAAACTTTTTTATATCCAATTCAAGTGCCAATATTGTTTTTCCAAATACACAAAATAATGATAGCAATGTTCCTGCACAAGGAATGACCTATACAGCTTTACAATTAGAAAATTATTTTAGTAATGCAACTCCTTCCAATAGTAATACTTACACTAATCAAGTAAGTATTCCAGCTGGAGTTACACAAATAAATTATTTAATTTCAACAATAAATTGTGGTCAAACTTTAGACATTTATCCTATTACAAGACCAAAAAAATCCACTGCTTTAATAAACGGAACACCTACTTCATCAAATTTAACAGCCCAAGGTACAATTACTACCTCAACAAGTAGTAATTCCGTCACTGGAAGCGGTACTTTTTTCACAACAGAGCTAGCAGTGGGTAGACAAATCCTTAGTAATGCAAATGTCTTTATAGGAACTGTAGCTAATATTGTAAGTAATACATCAATGACATTAACATCTAATGCAAATATTGCATTAGCTGCTGGTAATAGTTATCGTAGAGTTATGCGTATCGGAAATCAAGGAGATGTGGCAGGGGCTATTGAAACAGATGGTACTTACATATATTTGTGTACAGCAAATTACAATGGCACAACATCTATTTGGAAAAGAGTCACTCCTAGCGATTATTAAGTTAATGCAACATCCTTTTATAAATGACCTTTCAAAAAAAAGTCTAGAAGAATTATCTAAGGTTATTTCAGAATTAAACACAAAATTAAATTTTGCATATAGAATGCAAAACGGCTCTTTAATTAATCAACTTAATATGGCTATCAATAGTTATAATACTGAATATAAAAAACGTATGGATGAAATGTACAAGAAAAACAATTTAGACAATCAAATTAACATATCTAGCGATAGAAAATGACAGCAAGAATAAAAAGAAATTTTTCTCTACAGTCGGGAGTGTATTTTAAAGATAATTTTTATCTTAATTTTTATACAATCTTAATTTATTTTGATATTGATACAGTGTCTCCTGTAGAACAATTTGTTTCGATGGAAAGAGTAAAATATTTTTTTAGTCAATGTTTAGAAAATTCTATATTTGTGAACGAAAATCAAAATGCAGTCATAGAAAAATACATTGAAGCATCACTTAAAATTTGCACACTTCCGGCAGATCCGTTTGATCAAATTATTGCAATAATGTTGGTCAAAAAATTAAATGCAATTTTAGAAGGAAAAATGTTAGTGACAGATATCTCTGTCACTAGTTTATATAGTGATGACATTCACCATTTACATTCTATCGAAGAAAACTTTGGACCATTTAACGAAGTGGGATGGTGGTCGGACTCAACTCCAAAATATAATAACATAAACTTCATAAATTCAACAAAATCTAAAAAATTAATAAAATTAGTTAAGCAAACCACATCATGGGAAGAGCTTAACCTGAGCTATGATTTAAAAGATCCATTTGATTCTCAAAAAAATTCCGAAATTGTTTTTGTAAATTTTGACAAAAAGAAAGGTTAAAATTTATTTGTAATATCTAGATTTTTATGTTATCATAGAAATATGAGAGAAGATATTTTTGGTCAACAAATATTGTCTGAAGATGACATATGCAATTTTTATATGTCCAATCCAGACAAAGTTATAAAAATGTGTTTGACCGATAAAGTTATTCAAAATATATCAACTATTGAGTTCGTTCAATACCCAAATATTGTTCCTTATACAGAACCATGTGTTTCGTTGCAAGAATTTGATAAAAATCAGCAACAAAAATGGTTTATGCCAAAAGAATACCATACCATGGATATTGCACTCTATGTTTTAAATAAATGCAAAACCGAAGCCGAGTTGCAACGAGCAGGGGAAGAATTGTTCTTATACCAAGAACGGGGTCTGTTTCCATTATTACAATATCTAAAATATCTAGTAGATACTATGAAAGCTAACAATATTGTTTGGGGAGTAGGCCGTGGGTCGAGTGTTGCAAGTTATGTTCTGTTTTTATTAGAAGTCCACAGAATAAATAGTTTGTATTATGATTTGTCAATAGACGAATTTTTAAAATAGGAGATCATCATGTCAAAATATAGAACAGCAATGGGAAGAACTGTTGATATGGGAGCAATGGCTACCCGTAACGAAAAAACACGTGCAGTAGGTAATATGAAATCAAATGCAAGAGGGGATTTACTTGATGCTCAAAACAGAGTTATCCAAGACGCTTCCAGCAGAGTGGCTGAAGCATATAATAAAACTGTTGTAAATGTACCTAAGCCTATTGTAAGCACTCCGCCGGTTGTGCGTGACCAAATAAATTTATCTGAACTCAATGATTTTGACGATGAATAAAGGAGAGTTATGAAATTTCAGTACCAAGCTACCAAAGTTAATTCACTTACTGCATTACATGACAATATTATAGTCAGTGATATGTCATTTGATGCTAGAATTACAAATGGTGGAATTATATTACCGGGTGACGATACCAAATTATCTGGTATAAGACCAAGATGGGCAAAAGTTTATGCAGTTGGTCCCGAGCAAAAATCAGTAAATGTTGGTCAATATGTCCTAATCGCTCACGGTCGTTGGACCAGAGGTATTAAAATTGAAGATGATGATGGTGAAAAAACTATTCGTAAAGTAGATCCTAATGATGTGCTTATGGTTAGTGATGAACCCGTTCAAGATGATACGCTAAGCGATAAGGTGATTTAATGAAATGGTTCGATAATTGGTTTGCAAAAAAATCTAAAGAAGTTTGGGAAAAAGCAGCACAAAAAGATAGTGTTGTTAGTTCGGCAATTGCAGGCGCCAATTTTGATGTACAGAAAGCAATAGCACTGTCTCAAAATATTAAGATTAATAGCAATGTTCCAACTCCAAATACCCAGTGTATAAATTTTCAAATTTATCCTGCAACTGGTGGTCATGTAGTTGAAGTCTCTTTTACTGATCCAATGCAAGCTCACATAAACGGGTATGGATCAAATAAATCATTGCATATTATTCCTAGCTCAGACGATCTAGGACAGGCAATTAGCAAAATCATTACTCTTGAAATGTTAAAAAAATAGGAGATTAAATTATGTATGCCGATACAGTTTATAAGTCAGCTACCGAAATTAATTCAGCAATGGGTAGAGTGTATAGTCAAATGGCCTTGGCTATTTGTACATCAATGATAGTTAGTTTGTTAGTAAGTTCGAGCGCAGTACTAATGGGTTTTCTATTCACTGGTGTTGTAAAATACGCAGTTATGTTTGCACCTTTGATTGCTATAGTTGCTATTACAATCGCACTTAATAGTAATCCACCAAAAGAAATTGCAATGTTAATGTTGCATGGATTTGCAGCACTAATGGGACTAAGTTTTTCGGCTATCTTTGTAGTTTACACAGCTATGAGCATTTTTAATGCATTTATGGGTGCTGCTGTATTATTTGGAGTAATGAGCTTTTATGGTTACTTCACAAAACAAAGTTTAGATAGTGTTGGTAAATTTATGTTTGTTGGACTAATAGCAATTATTATTGCTAGCATCATCAACATCTTTGTAGGTAGCAGTGTTGCATCTATGGTTATATCCGCACTCGCAATCATTATATTTTTAGGTCTAACAGCTTATGACACACAGCAAATTCGTGAAATGGTAAGTGTTCAAAATAGTGGGAATGCTGAAATTGTCGGGGCATTGACATTATACATGGATTTCATTAATATATTTCTTAATTTGTTACAACTATTTGGTGATCGAAAAGAATGAAGAATACACTTTGGGTAGAAAAATATCGTCCTAACTCTGTAAATGAATATGTTTTTGTTGATGTTAAACAAAAAGAACAAGTGTTAGGATGGATTAAAGACGAATCTATTCCGCATTTATTATTCAGTGGTGATCCTGGCACAGGAAAAACAACGCTAGCAAAAGTTCTAATAAATGAACTTGATGTTAGTGAGTATGATGTTTTAGAAATAAACGCTAGTCGTGAAAATAGTGTGGATGTAGTAAGAAATAAAATACTAGGATTTGCACAAACTATGCCCTTCGGACAATTTAAAGTTGTTTTACTTGACGAAGCAGATTACTTAACCCCTCAAGGTCAGGCGGCACTACGAAGTGATATGGAAACATATCATCAAACGTGTAGATTTATACTTACATGTAATTACGAATACAGAATTATTCCAGCTCTAAAAAGCCGTTGCCATCAAGTACATATTAGCAAAACAGATTTGGCTGAATTTACTGCACGTGCAGCTACGGTTTTACTAAATGAATCTATTGATTTTGACATTGATGTTCTAGACACATATGTTCGTGCAACCTATCCAGATTTACGTAAGTGTTTAAATCAATTGCAGGTAAATAGCAATACAGGTAAACTTGCTGCGATACAAGAAGTAGGAAACACTGAAGATGATTTACTAATAAAAGCAACAACATTATTTAAACAAAATAAAATTTTAGAGGGTAGACAGGAACTAATGCAATATCTTGATATGCACCCTACTAGATTAGAAGATATATATCGTTGGATGTATAACAACTTAGATTTATGGGGAAATACTCACGAATCACGGGATGCTGCTATAATTAAAATTAGAAATGGCTTAGTAAATCTATCAATGGTTGGAATCCCAGAAATAAGTTTGGCTGCAACACTAGCGGAGTTAACAAATTGAGATACTTTTTAATAACCTTTAAAAAGAAAGCGGGAGGTCAAATTGATGAAGAAGCCGCTATTGTAAAAAATTTACGAACGTCTGACATTCAAACATGTAATATAATATTGGATTTTAAAGAACGAAGTGTTGATAGGTGTCTTATTGACGGTAAGAGAATGGATACTGATTGGGAAACAATAGTAGAATATTACAAAAAAGTGTATCCAACATTTATTCAAAACCTTGAGGATTTAAATAAAAAGGGAGAATAATCTCCCTTTTTTATTACTTGTACATATCTAATATATGTTCAATTATATGATGTCTTTGGACATCTTTGTAATCAAAGTAACAGACTTCAATACCATTGACTGGTTTGAATTCTAATCTTTTTTGTAGATCAAGTAATCCATTGTCTGGTTTTTTCCTATCTGTTTGTTCAATATCTCCTGTAATAACTATCTTTGTTCCTATTCCAATTCTAGTCATTATCATTTTAAGTTGGTTTGGAGTACAATTTTGTGATTCGTCTAATATCACATAGCTATTTTTGAAATTTCGTCCTCGACAAAAGGCTAGGGGTGCAATCTCTATGATTTGTTCATCTAGCATGTGGGCTATTTCCTTAGCTGTGTAAAATTCACGCAATACGTCAAAAAGTGGTCTAGTCCAAGGTTCCATTTTAGCATTAATGTCACCTGGCAAAAATCCATGCTTTTCGTCGTCTACTCCAACAGCTGGTCGTGTTAGTAAAATTTTGTCTACCTGCTGTAATTTAAGAGCCTTGATTGCTGCAAGCATTGCTAGATAAGTTTTTCCCGTTCCAGCTGGTCCTGTTCCTATCACTATATAGGTTTCAGGATTTAACAATTCTAAAATATATTTTTCTTGATTTACTGATTTGGGAACTAATTGTAAAACGGAGGTTTTTTTAGGTCTGAGTGTGTCGAATTGTATAGTTTTCGATTCATTCATGTAGAAAGTTTGGTCTGTGTGTTTTTTAGTGTTAGTCATTTTTGCATCTGCTTTTCTTAAAGCTCCAGTCTTTCTCTTGCTCAAGTTGCTTCTCCTATGTGAAATGAGTACTTGACTCATCTTTATTTAAAGACTGGACTGAGTGATTAATTAGCACACTTATTGTGCAGCTTGGGGCGATAAATATTAAGCTGTCCAGTAGATTTTCAATATCCAAAGACTAATCCCTACCTTGATAAATACTATACTATGAAAAAATTACCAGCGACCGAATTTTTTAACGATATTGATTATGTCAGTATCATAGACACCATAAAGGGTATTTACACAAGTGATGGATCCATGTCTACCTTACTAGACTTTGAACGTGTTTTGGATGAAGCTGATTTATACGCTTTTAAAAATTGGGATTTAGGGGAGCTAGTCGAAGGACCTGATAACAAAAAGTATACAGTAACTTGCGTATTTATGTACCCAGAAAAACTAATGCCAGACCCCAGAGGAGGAAAAAGATTAATTGGGGTAGGGTGTAGCGTCCATTTTAAAAAAACAGAAATAGAGATTCCGATAAAAATACAAGATCCAAATGATTTTCAACAAGGAACACACTATCCAAAAATGATAAAAAGGAAAGTATGGTTAGTACGTATTGAAATGCCTAAACAACTTATGAATGAAATTCGTGAGGGCTCAATTGACCTAGCAGACCAAACTATTAATTTAGATGAGCTAGACGAAGCATATGAACAGGACTATGATCAGGAAAACAAACAAGATGATCAATTAAATCAGGATATGGGAGGTCCTATGCCGGGTGCAGCCCCGATGCCTGGACCAATGGCGGCACCTATGCCGGGAGCACCAGCATGAATAAATTAACAGAGGGCGTAGATTATAAAGATTTTGTTAGGCAAATTATGCCAACGTTATCAATTGACGAATATGAGGCTAAAACAGGAAGTGATGATGAAACGGTAACATTAGCATTTACTGTTAAGGGAAGACAGGCAAGTGAAGATTTGGCGGCTTGGTTTGAAAAAGGGTACGATTACGTAATAGATGCTCAAGTAAGTAAAGGCGAGGTAAGACGAGGAAAACACGTAGTGTTCGTAGAAATGGAGCGTAGGTCTAAGGTTCCAGAGAGAATTATTGAAATTCTTGAAGATTTAGAAACTCTTACAAATTTAGAATTAGCTGATTGGACTATTGAAATTAACGACATAGAAATTGAAGCAGACATTGACCAGTTAAAAGCAAACATTTTATTATCTCCTCATTTATACAGAGAATCAAAAGAAAAAGACCTAAATGAAATGCGTGAATTATCTGGAATAGAACCGCATAAAATTTACACTGAACAAGACGCAGAGGTAAAATCTTTTAAAGCAATGGCAGGATTATAAGGAGCAAAAATGGGAACAACATTATTAGCAAAAAAAGCAAATGGAGAAAATCCATTTGGAACAAGTGACGATCATCATACATCAATGGCAAATGATCCAACAATAAGTCAAATACCTGCAGGAAGTAGTTTTGGGACAACACAATCTATGCCTGCGTACTCAAATACAGGAGCAAGTATGCCAAATAATAATGTGCAAATTGTGCAAAATCAAGGGGAATCACTAAAGAGTGGTGGCGGTGCAATGAGTGAAGGCGGAGAATCAACAGTCGCATTAGATAAAGATGCAACAGATTGGATCAATAAAAAATGGCGTCCGGTTATGGGCTGGGTCTATATGATGACTTGTACTGCTGACTTTGTTGTATTCCCTATACTATGGTCACTACTACAAGCATTAAGTAATGGTCAAGTAACTAGTCAATGGCAACCATTAACATTACAAGGTGCAGGATTATACCATATTGCAATGGGTGCAGTTCTAGGTATCGCAGCATACGGTCGTACAAAAGAAAAAGTAGCTGGAGCAGCGTAACCATAAATATTTGATTATTAACAAAGGTATGTTATAATCAACTATGGACCATTACAAAACTTTAGGCGTTGACCGTAACGCATCACCAGACGAAATTCGTCTAGCATATAAAAAACTAGCAAGTATTCATCATCCAGACAAGGGTGGTGATACTGCTAGGTTTCAAGAAATTCAATCTGCTTATGAAACATTAAGCGATCCTCAGAAAAAAACAGAATACGATATGCCACGCGGAGGTTTTCCAGGAGGTGGTTTCTCATTTAATGGATTCCCAGGTGGATTTAGTTTTCAAACCGGACCAATGAATATAGATGATATATTTGGTCAAATGTTTGGACACCGTCATCATCAAACTCCTACGTATAAAACGGTAGTCAATCTAACATTGGAACAAGTTTATAATGGTGATCAACAAACACTAAATTTTTCTACCAATACAGGCCCACACAGTGTACGCATTGAGGTACCAAAAGGTATAGAAAACGGACAACAATTGCGTTACGATAACTTAATACCAAATGGAGTTTTAATCGTAGAATTTAGAATTTACGATCACCCAAAATTTCAGAGAAATGGTTTTAATTTAACAAGCGAAATTGAAGTAGATGTATTAGACTTAATAATAGGAACAACGATTGATTTTCAAACAATTTCGGGAAAAACTTTTAGTGTTTCTATAAAACCAAAAACACAACCTAATACTACATTGAGAATAACAGGTCAAGGATTAACAAATGGTCATTATAACGGAGACCAATTACTGTTGATTAAACCGTATGTATCTGATAAGATAGACAACGATATTATCATTAGTATTTTAAAAGCAAAAAATAAAGGAAATTAAATTGAATAGTTCAGTAGAAATTGAATCAGTTATCGAACAAGCAATTATTCTAGCAAAAGATAGATGCCATGAATATTGCACAGTTGAACATCTATTGCTTGCACTAATGAAGCATACTCCATTTAAAAAATGTTCAGAACAATTTGGTGTTGACGTTGACAACCTTACCAAAGAACTTATTGCATATTTGGACAGTCTCAAGTCAATTGTAATCAATGTAGATCAAGGACAAGAAATTCAACCTAAAAAAACAAATAGTTTGGAACGTGTTATTAATCGTAGTGTGACGCAGGTGTTGTTCACTGGAAGAAAAAACGTTACTACGGTTGACCTTTATCTAAGCATAATGAGCGAAAATAATAGTCACGCACATTATTTTCTTCTCAAATATGGTATGACTAAAAATGAATTTGTCCCACATTGGCAAAAGACTTATAAAGGTGCAGAATATTCTGGAAATCTCACAGACAGCCAGGCAAATGAAATCCTTGACGAATATACAATCAATCTAACTAAAATGGCAGCAGAGAATAAGCTAGAGCCATTGATTGGTCGTAGCACTGAACTTAATGACATTATTAATGTATTGGCAAAACGATTCAAGTCAAATGTATTAATGGTTGGTGATCCTGGTGTAGGCAAAACTGCAATCGCTGAAGGTCTTGCTACAATGATCGTAGAAGATAATGTACCTGAATTTTTAAAAGGTCATGAATTATATAGCCTTGAAGTAGGTATGTTACTTGCTGGTAGTAAATATCGTGGTGACTTTGAAGAAAAAATCAAAAACATCATTGATGCATTAAACACAAAAAAGAAAGCTATCCTTTTCATTGATGAAGCACATACAATGAAGGGTAGTGGTAATACTAATAATGGTAGTATTGATTTTGCAAGTATGATTAAGCCTGCAATCACTAAAGGCACATTAAAGATTATTGCAAGTACGACTTGGGAAGAATATTACGAAAGTTTTGAAAAAGATCGTGCATTGATGCGTCGATTCTATCGTGTGGGTATTGATGAACCAAGTACAGATAGCACGATTCGAATTTTGCGTGGATTAAGTCAAAGACTCAATGATTTTCATAATGTAAAAATTAGTGAAGAAGCTATTGAAGCCAGTGTTGATTGTTCAGCACGTTACATTCATGATAGAAAAAATCCAGATAAGTCAATTGATTTGCTTGATGCGGCTTGTGCGAAACAGCGTGTATTAGAAAACAAAGAGGCAGAGATTACTAAAGAACTTATCTATGAACAAGTTGAACGATTTACAGGCGTTCCAGCAGATAAGTTGAGTAATGATTTTACTGACCGTGTTAAAAATCTTGAACAAAACGTTAAAGATAAACTATATGGTCAAGATGATGCTGTCAATAAAGTACTTGAGCGTGTATATGTAAGTTTTGCTGGCATCAATAATGAAACAAAGCCTGTTGGTAGTTTCTTATTCTTGGGTCCTACTGGTACAGGTAAAACTGAACTTGCTAAGCTGCTCAGTAAAAATCTTGATATGCCACTGCTCAAATACGACATGAGTGAATACGGTGAGAAACATAGTGTTGCTAAACTAATTGGTGCACCTCCTGGTTATGTTGGTTACGGTGAAGGTAATTTAGGTGGTGGTAAACTCATCAATGATTTGAGCAAGAATCCATATTCAATCTTATTATTTGATGAGGTTGAAAAAGCACATCCAGAAGTATTTGATATCTTCCTGCAATTACTTGATGAAGGTCGTGTTACTGGTAGTAATAGTAAGGAAGTTAATGCAAAGAATTGTATTATCATTATGACTAGTAACTTAGGCGCAAGTGATAGCGAACGTAATTCTATTGGATTTGGTAGTCAAGAAAAAACTGGTGAAGATGAACGTGCAATGAAAGAATTTTTTAAACCAGAATTTAGAAATCGTATTGATTTAATTTGCAAATTTAACAAACTTGATAAACTTGCTATTAAGAAAATTGTGGTAAAGTTTGTGGATGAGCTTAAAAAGTCATTAAAAACCGCACACGATATTGTACTCAATTTAAGTGAACCAGTTGTAGACTATCTTGCAGAAGTTGGGTACGATAGTAAAATGGGTGCGAGACCATTAGCACGTAAAATTGATGAACTAATTCGTGTACCACTATCAAAGAAAATAGTGTTTGATAATGTGAAAAATAGTAACGTATTTGCTGTTATGGAAAATGATGAAATTCAATTTGTTGTGACACCTAAAGTTGTCGCACATGTTGGTTACAATGGAGTAATTACAGTTGAATAACTTTAAAAAAGTCACCAAACCTAGGTTGTACTACGACAAATACAAATATAAATCATCGATATCGTATCCAGATTGTAATTTAATTCGATATGCTAAAACTGAAAAAGATTTAGATAAATCAATAGCGTTAAGGGAAAGTTATGGTAGATCAAGTTTTTATGGATCTGTGATTGATAAAGATTTTTTATTAAAATTAATTAATTGGCGCAATGATGTCAGTGAAACGGATTCTATGGTAAGAGTCGATTATAACTGCATAAGCACCTATAGTAATAATCTAGAAGTTGTTCAATCACTTGAAAAGTTGGTACCTAATGGTGTATCTTATGCAGAGGTTAAGATAGAGGGTAAAGTCGGGGTCTTGTTAAGAAATAACCCGAAACATAACTATAGGACACACTTTCGCAGTAAAACTGTTCCAGATGGATTTCACAAAGAGATAGAGAATTTCTTAAAACAATACAAAAATTCGGCTTTCCCTACTCCTAGTCTATTGAAATGGTTAGAACTCAAAGGTAGCTATACTTGGAGACAGCGTTATTTAGAATCTTGCTTTTTTATAGACTATGATGATGAATCCTTTCTATCCATACTTTCGCTTAATTTTGGTAGCTATTTGGGCAAAACATTTAAAGTAGAACAGCGAGACTGATTTTGATAAATACTCTATTAATGGAGTATTTACCATGGCAAAAATCGTCGAAGATGTACTGGTTATAAAATTAAGCAAAATCGTAAAAGATAGTGATACAGTAGAATCAGGGATAGCTACCTCTGAGGTACAAACAGCACTAGAGCAGGTAGTTCAAGAACTTGTTGGCAACTCTGTAGTTGTGGAAGTGATGCAAGCATAATGTCACAGGCCACAACACTAATATTACTATCTCAAACTCCTTTCGGGTCAGGTCCCAATATCACAGGGGAAAAACAGCCTGCCGCAAGCTATTATTTGGGCAAAAGCGACTTACAGACACTTACTTGGAATTTCACAAACGTTTCTGCTACAGTAGTAGTGCAAGCTAGTTTGTCTGAAAATCCAACTAATAGTGATTGGTTTAACGTCTATACACTAAGTCCTAGTTCAACCACTGAATTAGGATTTTATAATTTATCCGGAAACTTTGTATGGCTTAGAGTCAATATCACTAACTTTACTACCGGAGTAATTCAGTCAATAAAGGTAAGCTACTAATGTCAATGATCTCAGAAGGTGGCAACGTTGTTCCTGATGCTAAGCCTGTCACAAGAAAAAATGTACAAACTGTAGTCAATAATCTGCAGAAATTAATGCCCAAAGGCATCAACGTCTATCCTATAGGTAGTGCGGGCAAAAAGGATGTTAGCAGTGACATGGATGTACTAATTGACGCAGCAGAATTAATGACCGCTTTTCCTACAAAAGAACTTAAGCTTAGTCGTAAAGCATTAGAAGAATATTTTCAAAGTAAGGGCATGTTTGCTGCAAGATCAGGAGTAAGCGTTCATGTAGGTGTCCCTACAGGCGAAGGTGATGACGTTACACAAGTTGACATTATGGCAGTAGAAAATGCTAGGGATGTTGTGCCACTGCATACACATGATTATAGTCGTGATGCATCAATGAAAGGTGGCACACTACATGGAATGTGGGCTGATTTAACCAACATGAGTTCATTACCAGAACATCCTAGCTTAATGATGAGTCCATATAAGGGATTAGTTGATCGCCAAACAAAAGAATTAATTACAAGCAACAAAGATAAAATAGCAAAAATTATTATAGGTCCAGATGCAAGTGCAGAAGATATGGGCAGCGTACATTCATTATTAATGGCATTAAGAAAATATCCTGACAAGTACAAGCCTATTAAGGATAAGTGGGCACCCGATCTACAGTTAAGCGAAAATGACAACAGTTGGTTTAGATACGCATTGAATTTATTAAAATGAGAATAAGTGCATTATTAGAAGCAGCGGGACAAGTAGGTCGTAAATATCAGCATATTGAGGACCTAGTAATAGCCAACGGTAGTCACGGTGGATTACATGCAGTAGAGCGTATGCGTGATATGGCACAAAATTACGGCACTATAGAATTAAAATGGGACGGAATGCCTGTAGTGTATTGGGGCCGTGATGATAGTGGTCAGTTTTATATGATTCCAAAAAATGCATGGCAATACTTAAAGTCAGGTACTATGCAAACTAAAGCAGGTGCTTCTACGTTAACTAAAAGCCCACAAGATGTAATGAATTTTATATTAGGCACAGGTGGTGAAGCAAATGATAGTCGTGTACAGTTTGCAAAACAGTTTGCAAGTTTATGGCCTTATTTTGAACAAATAAGCCCAGTACGAGGTTTTATAGAAGGCGGATTACTTTTTTATCCAGGTGCTCCTGCAGTATTAAATCCTAAAACAAATACATATGATTTTAAACCAAATATCACAACCTTTCATGTACCAGCAGATAGTGAATTAGGTAAGCGTATTGCAAATGCAAAAGTTATGGTTGCTGCTACTGGTTATTATGATGCAATTGGAAGCAGTGAAGAAAAAAGATATGAGGATGCAGATCAACTTTCAACACCAGAAGTAATTGTACAAGGAACAACATACGCAGAATCAATGCCAGGAGTGGATACAACTGGATTAGATAGACTTGAACAGTTCATAAGCACTAATGCACAAAAAATTGATAATTTTTTAGCACCAAAGCCAGGAATGAACAATCCAGGCGGTGAGGTATATAACTACTTAAATCAACATTTAAGAACAAGTGGTTTAGTTAGAGATTTCCCTAATTGGGCACAAAATAATTTAAGTGCAAAAAAAGCACAAACAATATTATCAGATAAAGCTGGATACGAAGCGACATTAGGTGCAGTAGAAGCACTGACTAATGAGAAAATGAAAATAATTAAATCATTAAGTTTGGGCCTACATGGTGGAATAATGCAAACAAAGCCAGAAGGCTATGCACAAGCACACCCTGAGATTAATTTCAAGTATGCATTGCCCGGACAGTTTTTAAAATTAATAGACCAACTTAATTGGCAACCGAGAAAATTATGATACAACGCACAGGAAAAAGTGATACAGCGGTAGTAGGATGGGGCCGTGGCATGGGTCACAAAGGTCACATGCTACTGGCTAGAGCAGTCATTGTTCAAGCACAGAATATGGGAGCAGACCCATACTTCTTTGTTAGTAGAACAGTTGGTGCAGACGATCCGTTATATCCAGAAGAAAAATTATATATCTATAAGAAAGTTTTTCCTAAACAAGCGAATATATTTCAAAGTGCAACAGATGAAATACCTGACATCAATAGATTGATGAGGACACTTGCTGAATTAGGTTATAAGAATGCAGTTTTAGTAGTAGGTGCGGATCAAGTTAAAGCATTTCAGTATTTGGTTGGACAAGATAAAGCAGGCAACATAGTTTATAAAACGTTAGGATTAGAAAATTTAAGTGTAATTAAACGCCAAGATGTTGATGATCCAGCACAAAGTGAAGAGGGACCAAGGGCAACTCCAATGCGTGAAATTCTTAAAGATCCAAACGCAAGTGATGAGCAAAAGTTTGCAGTATGGAGAGATGCTATGCCAAACGCACTCAGCGATAAAGAAGTTTTAGCATTAATGCAGAAAGCAAGTCAACGTATGGGCGAATTTAAACCAGCAACTAAAAAAGCAAAAGTAAAAGAATTTATTCAGCGTGTTCGTCCTATGCTTAAAGAAGCAAACGCACAACAGAAATTAAAATTACTTAGATTAATGAAAGAATCTTTAAAAAGGATGGCAGAAGATGACGAATCCGCAATGACTTCATCTGGTGTACCTTGGCAAGGACCTAAATTAAATCGTGAAGTAATAACTCCGCCAGAAGGTTTAGAATGGCGTTTCGGTAAAAACGCTAAAGAAGATCCTAAAGACAGAGCAGACGCAAGACATTTTGGTACAGTAATTGCTAGCGTTCCAAATCCGATTACTAAAGCAGCAGGTATGATGATGCGTTATGCTGGACAAGATCCTAAAGATTCAACTAATGTGCGAATAGCAAAGGCGATGGACAGTGCTGGAACTCCTGACGAAATTAGTAGATATCTAAAAAAGAAGGCAGTAAAAGAAGATGACATTCCTAACGAAAAAACTCTTAAACAACAAGAACAAGATCGTTGGTCGCATTATGATGCCGCAAAAAAAGCAGCCCAAGGCGAAATTTTAGGAAGAGAAGTAGATGGCAAAGTAATCAGTATACCGCCAGGTCACCCAGAATATGATGAAACCTTTGATGACCTATACAGACAACAAAATCCTGGGTATCCCACTCCCAATGATCCTGGTTTCTATTTAACTCCTTTTCGATATCCTGGCGAACCAGAACCAGCGTATACAAAAGCACTAGTTGAAATAGATGAACCATTTAATTTAGAAAAACGTCATTCTATGGATTATGGAATGCGTAAAACAATGATCCGACGTTTAGCCAAAGCTACAGATTATGATGTAAGTGATTTAAGTCTAGCAAGCGATGAAGAATTGGCTGATTTATACAAACAAGTATTCCCAGATAATTCAATAAACGAAGATTATCTGGACGAAAAATAATTTGCACCCACAATCCTTATGTAAATAATATTACATTTTCATGAGGATAAAATGGCTAAGAAAAAACAAACACAAGAAGAAGCTACTATACCTGTAGTACAGGCTGTAGAAGCAATTCAAGAAATACAAGAACAAGACGCTCCTGCAGCTCCTGCTCAAAATCAAGTACAAGTTAATGTAGACTTCTTAAAAACTACCCGCGTACACATAGCTATGCCATGCTATGGTGGTATGTTGACTGAATCTACGTTCATGAGTTTTATCAAATGGGCTAATACCGCACGTCAACTAGGAATCGACTGGACATTGGAAACAATGGTCAATGAAAGTCTAATCAGTCGTGCCCGTAATACATTAACAGCAAAATTCCTAGATCAAGCTGAATCAACCCACTTATTCTTTGTTGATGCAGATATTGGTTGGGAACCGTGGCATTTGTTAGTGTTGTTGAACCGTGATAAGGATGTTATTGGTGGATTATATCCCATGAAGACTATGCCAATCAAATGGGTAGTTAACGGGTTTGAGGGCGCTGAAGAAGGACCAGATGGCTTGCAAGAAGTCAGTAAAGCAGGTACAGGTTTCTTATTGATGAAGAAGCATGTATTTGAAAAACTTAATGTTCATCCTGCAGTCAAACAGTATAAGAACGATATTGGTCTTGATCCAAAATACGACAAGTACCTAAAAACTTATTTTGACACAGCAGTTCGTC